CGTTTCCTCACATCAACCGACCTATTTAACTAAGGTAAAATCACTAGGAGGTGAAAAATAATGTCGGAACAAAATAAAGACCTAGAAAAAAACTATCCAGGATCAGGCGGAGCAGGCAATGAGATTAACTCTCAAGGCGGTTTCGTTTCTGGTGGTATTGGTGGTGCAACAGGTTTAGATTCAGCAGCACAGTCTGTAGGATCTCAACTTGGTAACACTGCTACTGCAGCATTCGGTTCAACAACTGGAGCAAACGCAGTAAATCCAACAGGTGTTGCAGGTGGTATTCTAGCACCAGAGCAAGCACGTCGTTTTATTGACTACGTATGGGATGCAACTGTCCTCGCTAAGGATGGCCGTCGTGTCACCATGAGAGCAAACACCATGGAAATTGAAAAGGTAAATGTTGGTGAACGTGTAATTCGTGCTGCTGCTCAAGGAGCACCAGATTATACAAACATCGGCGCAACCTTTACAAAAGTTGAATTAACAACCAAAAAGATTCGTCTTGATTGGGAAGTATCAACAGAAGCACTTGAAGACAATATTGAAGGTGGAGCACTTGAAGATCATTTAGTTCGCTTAATGACCAATGCTTTCGCAAACGATATTGAAGATCTTGCTATCAACGGTCTTGGAACAGGCGCAGACGCATTCTTGTCAATCATGGCAGGATTCGTAAAGCAAACTCGTGGAACAGTCGGAAACGATGCTCACGAATATGCTGCAACTGTTGCAGATAACAACTACACAACATCAGTAATGCAAGGCTTGCTATTAGCAATGCCTCGCAAGTATCGTGCACTTAAGAGCAATTTAAAGTTCTACGCAGGTACTGATGCATTTGCTGGTATCGTTCGTAACAACGGTACACTTGCAGACGCCATTTCATCAGCATTCGCTGATCGCATTGGTAGCACACAAGCAAATCGTCAAGAATTCCTTGATGGTGGAGCACAGACACTAGGTAACTCACGTACAACTCGTGTACTTGGTGTAGATGTTCTTGAGGTTCCTTACTATCCTGCAGGTTATGTTGATTTAACATTCCCTCAGAACCGTGTATGGGGCTTCCAGAGAGACATCACTGTAAACCGTGAATACAAGCCAAAGAAAGACACAATTGAATACACAGTATTCGTACGCTTTGGTATCCAATGGGAAGAACTAGATGCAGTCGCTTATGTTGACTCAGATAGTGCTGATTCCTAAAATATAACAATCACGTACTAGGGAGGGCGGTATAAAAACCGTCCTCCTTATTGTTATTCTGATGGTATAATTACAATGGAGTACAGGAGAATTATGAATACAACAATTGAAGAACTATCAACTAAAAGTGTATTAGCATTAAAATCATATGCTAAAAAAAATAACATAGAATTATTTGAAGCAAGTACTAAACTTGAAATATTAGAAATTTTGGCTAGTTGGTTCCCGCCAGAAAACAAAGAAGAGCGTGTAGAAGAAGTAGACAAGGCTGAAAATCTAACAAATAAGGTAGCCTTATACTCAGATAAGAATCTTCACATGGATAATTTAGGCGCATTAAAAGTGGGGTACAACATAGTATCAAAGGAGGCATCGGAAAAGTGGCTAACTCATAGGCTAGTACGCATAGCGTCACCTGAAGAAATAGCATCTTATTACCGTAAAGATTAATGTCAACAATACTTCGTCTACCACCATACCCACTTTCTGTAACCTACAAGGTGCCAGATGAAACAGCAGACTATATTCTTGTTGTTGAAGACGTACCAGAACAAACAGAAATTGAAGAATTTATTAGCGGGGAATCTGGTCTAACATCATCGTCAGAAGGAACCATAACATTTGAACTAAGCGGAGACTTTATTAAATATGATAAATCTTACGCAGTAACGATATATGAAGATATTGATGGAGAACGTGGCGACATTGTAGTTGAAGATAACCTACAGGTTGAACGTCCATACGTAGATCCAACAGAATTAGCAATTGCAAATGGTGAAACCTCTGCTACAGATATTGCTAAGTATAAAGAGTATGAATCTTTAGCAAGAGCAATTATTGATACAATGGTTGATGGTTTTTATTACAATCGTAAATATCTTGAGGTAGTTGGACAAGAAACAGATTATATTCCACTTTGGGACAGAACGCACAAGATTTTAAAAGCATATGAAAATGCAGAACTAGTCTATGACATTGATGATCCAGATGGTCCAGCACTAGGAGATTTTAACTATTTAATTACTAAAGATAAAACTGCAATTACAAAAGATCCAGTACAGGCAACAGACTCTCTTAATAGAGCAGAAAGACGTCCAGCAAGAATTCCTGTGGCATCTTCAGATTCATTTGCAATATTTGATACAGAGGATAGCGGAAACGTGCAGACAATTACTGCTGGTGTTGGATTTCCACAAGGTACAGATTATATTTTCTTGGTAGAAACAGGGTATAAAGTAGTTCCTATTGATATTCAAGATGCTACAAAGTTATTAATCAATGACATTAAATGTGGCAAATTAGATTACTATAAGAGATATGTCAAAAACTACAGCACTGATCAATTTAAAATTGAGTATGACAAGAGAATGATTGAGGGTACTGGAAATATTATTGTAGACAAGATTTTGTCTAAATATGTTAATAATATTGTTCGTCCTGGAGTGTTGTAATGACTGTATGTGAAACTACAGACTTCATGTATCCAATGAAGGCAGATATATATTTTCCAATTCTTACACAAGGTGATTATGGTCAACCTAAAAAAGACTGGGTATATGATAGAACAATCGTATGTAATGCAACACCAGTCGGTGGCGTAGGAACAGAAGATATAAAACCAGAGACATTTTTACAGTATGAAAATAAATTAATTGCAAGAACAGGAAACGATCCAAGACTGTCATCTAATGGATCATACAATGCAATAACAAATATATTAATTACAAATATTAGAAGTGCAAACGACTCAGTTATTTATAAAGAAACAGCAGGTGCAAGAACTGGTAGAGGCACTATTTATGAAATAGCAACAGTAGAACCGTTCACTGGTCCATTTGGAAATACAGAATATTATAAAATGTTGTGGCGCAGAACTGAGAATCAAACGGTAGGCGACTAATGCTAGTAAGCATGAATACTAAAATGTTTACTGCACAAATGAATAATATCGTAAACTATTCTTTTGGTTTTTTAGAAGGTGTGCAAAAAGGTAAAAAAATATTTCTTGATAAACTTGGAAAGGGTGTAATAGAGGCATTGTCACAATATGTTGATGTTGAAGCAAGATCTAATCCAAAAGCATTGCATCATGTATATGAATGGAATCAAACTGGAAGCCCAACATCTAGACTATTTAATTTAAACTATACTGTGAGTAATGTTGGATTATCAATTAATTCTACATTTAAACAATCAAGAACAGTTTCAGAAAATATGACAGCACCATTTTATAATAAAGCAAAAATTATGGAAGAAGGAATTCCAGTAACAATTGCACCAACAAGAGCGCAGGTATTAAGGTTTAGTGGTGCAAATGGAGAGGTTTTTACAAAAAAGCCAATTAAGGTTGATTCTCCAGGAGGAGAAGAAGTTGTTGGAAGTTTTGAATCAGTAGTTGATATTTTTCTTTCTAGGTACTTTAAACAATCCTTTTTACGTGCTTCTGGATTATATGATTACATTAAAAAACCAACACTGTATAAAACAAACTTCAAGGCTGGATCAAGAATGGGTAAAAGTAAAGGTGTTGAAACAGGATTTAAATGGATTGCTAATGCAACAATTGGGGTAGAATAGACCTATGACTATATTAACAGACACTGGATTTCCACCAACATTTTTGAATGGATATATTCTTTCAGAGTTAGCATATTATGGATTGGTTGCTGAAGCAGACTTGTTAAATCCAAGTCCAATGGTTCCAGCCCAATTTCCAACCAATATTGAAGATTTGTATAACGATAGTATTGTAATAAGACAAACAGAAAGTCCTTTATTGGTTGTATATGATAGATTAATGAGGTTTAGGCCAAGCCCATTTTATATGCGTAAAAGGGAGCAACTTATATACTTCTTATACTCAACAGATGTTGCAAAATTAATAGACGCTGTTCGTGTAATATCTAATGCCCTTGACCGTGAAGACTCATCAGCACAGGACATCAATTCCTGGGCTATTGCTAATCCAGTTTTAAATTCTCAAGGTAATGTGATTCCATATAACATTTTCTTTCATAATACTAGGGTATATCAGGCAGATGAAAGCAGAGACGTTGCAGAATTAGCCTCAGCAAGAACCCTGTTCGTAAACAAGATTATTGTTGAATATGACTATCATATCAAGACAGAGCCAGACTCTAGATATACATAAAAGGCAGTATAATTGGTCTTGAGGAAACACGCCAAACAACTTAATAAAAACTTTATGAAAGAGGTGAATAAATATGCCATATAGCCGTGGTACGTCAAACAACATTATCGTTGGTGCAGCAGCACTTTTCGTTGCAGATACAACACTTACTCCAGGAACACTGGAAAGTTTTGATTCAAGCGAATCTTTTAAGGATACGCTTACAGCGGATGCAGCCTATACTAACGTAGGTTATACCATGAACGGTCTTGAACTACAGTTCCAACCAGATTTCGGTGAAGTCCAGGTAGATCAAATTCTTGACGTTGCAAAACTATATAAGCAAGGTATGCAGGTTAATCTTGCTACCGCTTTTGCTGAAGCAACTTTAGAAAACTTGCTCCTTGCATTAGCATTCTCTGATACACAACTTACAGGAAACAAGGCAGCATCTACAGGTCAGACACTTAATCTATCTGCAGGTGAACTTGGAGAATGTCCAGTAGAACGAGGAATCGTTGCTGTTGGACCAGGAACTGGAGACTGTGACGCATCTGACTCTATTGAGCGTGTTTACACAGCATACCGTGCTCTATCAATTGAGAACGTAACAGTATCTGCAAAGCGTGACGA